TTCGACGCCGTCCGCGTCGATGGCGTAGACCTGCAGCGTGCCGGTGAAAAACGGCCACGTCACCGCGAACGCCGTCGTCGAGCTGTTTCCGGCGTATTGGAGCGGCGCGTAAGCCGTTGAAACCGTCATGGTCGCCTCAAGCCAGAATGAAGTAGACGACGAACGAGCCCGCCTGCATCGCCAGGATGATCAGCATGGCGAAATGAAACCGCGTCAATGAAGCAGCGCGGTCTTCAAGGCGAGGGCGAGCTTGGGGAATTGCTCCTGCAGCAAGGCCGAGAACGCGATCGTCAGAAACAGGATGGCCCGCTCGTGGACTTGCAGCTTCTCGCCGTGGCCCTTCACGATCATTTCCAGGCCGTACTGCTCGTCCCGCTGCCGGTCCTGCCCCGCCTCCAAGTCCGTGAAGCGGTGCTCCACTTCCTTGGTGCTGTGTCCGTTGTCCGGACGCCCCGAGAAAAGCAGCCACTCGTTCGAGTTGCGCGTCATTTGCCATGGCTTTCAGCTCGTTTTCTCGTCTGGTTTGGCGGCCTCGTTTTTCGGCTTGTCCGTGACGCACGGCGGCGCATACACAGTGACCTTGCCGGTGGCGGCTGTCCGCTTGCGCGAGTTGTCCGCACTCCACCGCTTCTGCATCCAACACGGGGCGCCTTCGTAGACCGGCACCGGCCTTAACAATTCGGCCACCGCCTTACTCGGTAACGGCGTTTGGGTCGCGGACCACTCCGCGCAGCCTGCCAGGAGCGGCATTGTCAGCCCGATCGCCAGCCTCGCGAATTTTTCCAGCTTTGACATTGTCCGCCCTTTCAATCTTTGCGACGACCTTGGCCGCGCCGATCGACTGTTGCTGCGCGCCGAAGATGGTCGCCAGAATGATGATGCCGATAAATGCGATACCTGCCCTGCCGAGCGGACTTAAGAGCGCCATTGCAGCCATGTGAACCGCTCCCTCATTTGGGGATAAAACCAGATGCCAGCAGCCCACAGAACGCAGAGCCCGGTCAGCGTGGGGTTGGTCATCACCCATGAGCCGACCGACCCGATCCGATCGCCGTAGGTCGTCCAGTCCGTCACCGGCCCGAGGTCTGGCGGCGAGGGGAACGTGACAGGGGGAACGACGGGCGCGGCCACCGTGGCGACCGTTGCCGCGCCCACGGCCACGACCGGCTTTGACACCTCCGTCACCTTGGCCACCTCTTGCGGCATGTACGGTTCTTCGGGTTGCACGACCGGCTTCAGGAACAGCGCCGTCTCGCGCTCACGCCGGGAGACGAGGCCCGGCAGTACCCGGCCGCCGCCCCGGCGCCACTTGGCGAACTCGCGAGCCGCACCGATCTTGTCGCCCTTGTTGAGCTTTTTCAGCAGGGCAGATTTCTTCAGCGCGCCGAGCCCGCAGTTGTAGGCGAAGCTGGTCAGTGAATCGAACTCGTTCTGGTTGATCTCCGTCGTGACGAGGCGCGTCACGCCCGCCTCGAACTTCGCGATTTCTTTGCGCAGGTTCTCTTCCGCCTCGGCCTCGGTCCAGATCATGCCCTCTTTGACGCCCTCGGTGCAGCCGTAGCCGATAGTCCATTTGTTCGCCGGGCAGCGATAGGCAAGGCAGCGGCCGTCCGGAAGGCGCTTGTGGTAGCCCTCGAAGGACCGGATCAGACGATAGCCGTCGTCGGACAATTTCATCACCGCCCCCGATTTATAATGCGCTGCGTGAACCCGTCCCGCGCGGCCAACTGATTGCGGATGGCAGCGACCGCCGACGTCAGCGTGGCGACGTCCGACACGCAGCGCTCGACGACGGCGGCCAGACCGCCCTGCGCCAGTGCGGCGTGCTCGGCGGCTTGGCGCTGCAGCTCGGTCATGTCCTTGTTGCGCTTGTCCATGGCGTCCATGATCTCGCCCATCAGGCGCAGGTGATCCGACAGCGCCTTCGGTGCGGCCACGGCTTCGACGACCAGCTCCTCGACGGCGGACAGACGATTGGAGAGATCGCCCACATCGCCGGGCGACTGAAGGGGCAGAGGCGGGGGCGTGTAGACCCGCTTGCTGAGATCGCCGACAACGTCCTCCAGCGCCTTGACGCGGTTTTCTGCGACGCTCGGCAGCGGGACGAGACGGGCCTGCTTGCGCTGCAAGTCCGCCACCGACGCCTCCAGCGCGGCGAGCTGCTGCAACACGGGGGCCAGATCAGGAGGAGGGGCCACAGGCTGCAAGGCCACGGGCGGCTCGACGACGACGGCCGGGAGATTGCGGTCCTCGGCCTGGACCTCGCGCACGATCTCGTGCAGCACCTTGCGCGGCATCTTCTCGAAGGCTTTGATATCGGCGACGTGGCGGCGGATCTCTTCCAGCGCGCGCTCGGCCGACGTCTGCGCGGTGACAGCCGTCGACGCCGCTGCGGCAGCAACGTCGATCGCGCTCCTCAACTGAGCTTCGGTAACAGCCATTGCGCACAGCCCCAGGGATCGCCGGAAGGGACGCCAAACGCAACAGCACGGGCACGGGGGAAGGGCCGAGTATCGGCAAGGCCGGTCGGTGCTTCGGTTCTACCTGATTTGCCGCCCCGGTAAAAGCGCCGAAAATCAGGCCGCCAAGCGCTGCTTCACCGCTTTCAGGATGGTCAGAATCTCGATGATCTCGGCACTGTCGTCGCGGCCCAATTTCGGGGCCCGAACGGTGGGGCGGCCGGTCGCCAGGGCGGGCACCGGGCCCAGGTGCGACGTCGGGATGATGCAGACAAGTTGCGGCGCGGACACGGTCGGCTTGCCGGTGACGAGATCCGGCGGGGTGCGCAGCCGGTGGATCTCGTCGCTCTTGTCCCAGACCCAGATGCCGGACCCGGCCCGGCGCCGGGGCTGGATCATCCCGCCACCGCCGCCCTCGCCTTGGTGCGGGATGGTGACCGGCACGGACAGAACCGGGCTGCCGACCGTGGGCGCCCCGGTCGCAATGCCATTGGCCGTCAGCTCGTCGGTGTTAGCGTCTAGCTCCGGATTGCCGACCGTGGGCGCCCCGGTGGCCAGGGCGGCGGCCGACAGGACATGCACCTGTCCGATGGCCGGAGAGCCAACAGACGGTCCGGTTGCGATCCCCGTGGCCGTCAGGACGTGAATCTGGCCGAGCGCCGGGCTGCCGACCGTGGGCGCGCCCGTGAACAGGGATGGCGCGGTGAGGGCATGGCTGCCCTCCGCGAGCACGGGATTGCCGACAAACGGCGTCGCGGAAATGCCGGTTGCGTTAAGGACGTGAACCTGCCCGAGTGCGGGCGCACCAACATCCGGGCTCGCCGCGAGGCCCGTGGCCGTGAGGACGTGGACTTGCCCGATCGCGGGCGACCCGACGTCCGGCGTCGCCGAGATCCCCGTTGCCGTCAGGGCGTGGATTTGGCCGAGGGCCGGAGATCCCACATCTGGCGTTGCGGAGATCCCCACGGCCACGCAATTGACGATCCGGGCGAGAACCGGCGTGCCGACAAACGGCGTCGCGCTAATTCCCGTCGCAGTCAGGACATGCACCTGCCCAAGCGCCGGGCTCCCCACATCCGGGGAGGCCGAGATCCCCGTGGCCACCAAGTTGACGACGCGAACCAAAGCCGGAGAACCGACAAACGGCGTCGCGGAAACGCCGGTCGCCGTCAGAACATGGATCTGGCCAATGGCAGGCGACCCAACATCAGGGCTCGCTGAGATCCCCGTGGCGGTGAGGACATGCACCTGTCCGAGAGCAGGTGACCCGACGTCCGGCGACGCGGAAATTCCGGTCGCGGTCAGCGCATGAACCTGCCCGATCGCAGGCGCACTCACGTCCGGCGTCGCGGAAATGCCGGTCGCCGTTAGGTCGATGATGCCTTGGAACGCATTGCCCTGGAAGGCATCGCCCTGAAAGGCGTTGGCCACGGCTTGCCCCCTTACTGCAGCGCAGTTACGTGCAGATGCGAGAACGCGACACCATTGTTATGCTTGGTGATGTAGCAGAGAAATTCGTGCCCGTTCGTCGTCGTGAAAGCGTCGCCGGTCACCTTCGTAAAGCCGCTCGTCGTGATCGTTCCAGCCGATGCGCCATTGGCGTAGAGGATGATCAGCGTGCCGTTGTTGGTCGGCGGGGCGAGGGTATGGGCGCCGTTGTTCGTGGCGTACTGCAGATTGCCCAGGGCCTCGTCTGGCGTATAGGTGCCGCTCGACTTTGTGCCCGCGCTGTAGGGTGTCTGCGCAAACCCGGCCGTCAGTACGTCGGCAAGGTCGGCTTTCAAGGTGTCGACGTCATAGGCTTGCGTTATGGACCCCAGGCCGGAGGCCAGCAGGATATTGGAGCCCTCGATCGAGGCGACGCCCGCGCTGACCCTGGCCAGCGTCGTGTCCGTGGCATGGCCGATTTCCAGGGTGCCGACGCCGAGCGCTTCCGAGGTCGAATCGGTGACGCCGGAGAGCGGCAGGCCGGAGGCATTGGTCAGGGTCAGAGACGAGGGCGTGCCGCCTGCGCCGTTGAACGTCACGAATGCACCGGCCGATCCGACCGCGACCGCCAGCGCCGTGGCGACGCCTGTCCCCGGGGTCACGCCCGCCCAGGTCGTCAGATCCGCGTCATAGGCTTGCACGTCGACGCCGATTTCGAGATCCAGCAGCGCCTTCATCGCCGCATAATCTGCCGCCGTGACCAAGCTCTGCGCATTGGCGCTCGGCGTCAGACCGGCCCACGTCGTCAGGTCGGCGTCATACGCCTGGACGTCAACGCCGATCTCAAGGTTGACCGTCGCCTTGAAGGCCGCCTCGTTGGCATCGTCCAGGATCGAGCGGGCAAACGCCGTACACGTGATCTCCTCGGCCGCTCCGGCTCCGGCTGTTGAGCGGCCGAGAAGCCTGTCGGTGGCCGACAGCGACAGGGTATGCTCGGCGTTCCAGTCGGATGGCCGGACGAAAGTTGTGTCCCCGCCATCAGCGACGGCGGAGACCTTTTGATGTACGAGCGAAACCATGTCAGCGCCCCCCGATCATGGATTAGACGGCGTCGGGGATGGTGATGTCGAAGGCCCCCAGCGTGAACGTATTACCTGACGTGACGGCCTGCGATGCCGACAGCGGACCCGTCGCCATGAGCGTGGACCCCGTGGTTTTCGTGATCGCCCAATGCGTCGCCGTGCCGGTGCCGGTCACGCTTCCGTCCGTAATTGCGGCCACCGTCACCCGTCGACCGCTCGTTGCGCCGTTGGCCGGAGCGCCGACGCTCAAGGACGTTTTCACGCCCAGAGCATAGGTCGACGTCGCCTCGGTGAACGTCGTCGGCGCCTGCGAGCAGATATACAGGTGCGTCGCGTTGGTATCCAATTCGGCCAACGCGAGGTCGAAGATGTAGTCCGCGATAAATTCACCAGCCATGAGTCACCTTTAAGGTTGTGGGTTGCTTACTGCTGACCGAACGCCGCGCCCAGGTTGGGCCCGCGCTCCGGGGAACTCTCGCCCGGACGCCAATAGAACTCATTGCCCCCGAGTTTTTTCTGATTCTTGATCTGGCGTCGCATGGCTTTATGCGCGTCCGGATCGAGCATTTCCTGCAGTTGGTCGAGGACCATGCGGTTGTAGGCGGTCCGGATGTACCAGGGGACGAACGCGCCCGGCGTGCGCTGGCGCAGGTAGTTGGTCAATTCGCGCCCGGCGTTGGTCGGCTCGCCCTGCCCGTACTCTAAGAGATTGCCGAGCGTCAGGTTGGTCAACAGTTGGGCCTCCGACGCCAGCGGACCGGCCAGCGTCTGCGCCAGCGAGCCGCCCTGGCGGTTGATGTTGTTGGCGACGAAATCGCCGAAGATGCCGAGCCCGCCCGACTGCAGGAACGCCCGGACCCAGAACTTGTGGTCATCCATCGGCAGTGGGTCTTGGCCCTTGCCGAGCGCCTTCATCTGCATGGCCAGCGCACCCAGCAGAACGCCCCCGACCAGGATCGCCGCTCCGGCCGCGATCGTGTTCGTCGAGAAGGCCCGGCCCGCCAGCCATTGATTGTGGAACCGGCCCAGGATCAGCATCATGTAGCTGGTCGGGAACGACTTGAGCATCGCCATCGAGCGGGACATTTCGCCCATGACCGTGCCCGGCTTCGATTCCGATATGAACGCGGTCCGGCCCTGCAGCGTCGGCTCCAGCACGGCCATCGCCTGCTCGCGTAGGAGCATCCGCATGTAGCGTTCCGCGACGTCCGTCCCGACCGCCTTCTCGATCGCGGGCTTGGTCATCATCGGCACGCCCCGGTAGGTGTCTGGTGTGACCGTCTTCAGGGCAGCGAAATCGGCCTCGGTGAACCCGTGCCGGTCCATCATCTGACGGACCCACAGATCGAGGCTGCTCCAGCGCTTCGTTTTCGCCAGATCCGCCATCCACGACATGAAATCCGAGGCGAAGCCGATCTTGGCCGCCTGCGTCATCGGGGCCAGACCCGACAGCGCGTGCGTGCGGTCGGCAATGTAGCCGGTGACATGGGCGGTGTTGGCGATGCCCATGAACCGCTGCGACACGGCGAAGGCGTTCATGGCCTGATCGAGCCCGACCTGCGCCCGAAGCGCGAATTGCCGGTCCTGCTTGGTGAACGCCTTGACGAACGAGCCGAGCTGCCGTGTCACCGGCATCCCGATGAACGCCCGCGCGGCGAGCCCCGTCGCCTGATCGGTCACGGCCGACATGGGCGCGAACACGAGCATGGAGGACGAGATCCAGTTGCGCAGCCCGGACGTGGCGCCCGCGATGTTGCCGTCGACGGGCACGTTCGTCTGCCCGGCGTACAGCTTCCAGATCTCATCGGCGCGTCCGATCAGCCGCTGCGCCCGCTCGATCGGGTTACGGCTCATCACCGAATAGGCGCGGGCGATGTCGTCCATTTCTTCGGTGAGTGCAATGATCTCCTGCACCAAGGGCGCCGTCGCCGGGTTGGCCGAGCCGGGCATGAGGGCGGCCGACAATTCCTCGTTGGCCTTGAACAGATCGGTGTAGAGCTTTTCCCGCTCGGCATTGTAGCGCGGCTTGCCCCGGATCTCGTCGAGACGGGCGTGGATCTTGCCGATCTTGGCAATCGCCGCGTCGGCCGGAGTGGCAATCGACCCCATCTGCTTTTTCAGGTCCGACACGAGATCGGACAGGTCGTCGTACAGCGAGCGCGCCGTCCGCGACATGCGCGCGTCCTGCATGATGTGGTTCTTCAGGCGCTCGCGAACCACCTCCGGGTTGGCGCCGAAGCGCTCCATCGAGGCGATATCCCGACTCATCATCGAGATATGGCCGAGCATCATCGAGTAGGGGTCCGCGCCGCCGAACTCCTTCGTGTAGGCCAGATACGAATCGGCGTTCTTGAAGTGCAGAACCCGGTGCTCGGCGTGGCGCTTGTAGAGCGCGCCCTTGCCGAAGTGGTCGCCGATCTCCGCCTTGTTGGCGCCGTCCGTGGTGATCGTCTCCCAGATGTCGCGCAGGAGATCGCGCAGCGCCTGCTCGGTTAGCGGCTTGCCCTGCCGGTCCAGCATCCGCGCCCGATCCAGGACGCCGTCACGTATCAGGTGCCCAACCCAGGCTTCGCGACCCGCGCGCAGCAGCCGTTCCGCGTCATGGAACTGCGGCGCATACCATCCCGACAGCTTGCCGATCGCGCCGCCCGCCGCATTGAACCGCTGGCGCAGGTATTCGGCCACATCCAGCCAAGCTTTTGCCATCTGGGCGGCCACGGCATCGCCGGTCTTCTCGCCAGCGGCCTCACGCATCATGTTCTCCATGCGCGTGCGGACGGCCTTGTTCTTGACGCGGCGCAGGTCGCCGGAGATCGCGCCCTTGCGCAGCTCCCACATGACCGAGCCCATGCGCCCGAGCGATTCCTTGGTGATCGTGTCGCGCTGGATCTTCAGATCCATGAACGGGGCTTGGTGAACGCCGAGCGATTCGTGCATCCGCAGGAAGCCGACCGCGATGTCGTTCTGGCCGCGCGGCGACTTGTATTTCATCATGTCGTCGATGCCCGCCTCGACCGCCGTTCCGTTCAGGAGCGTGGCGCGCTTGCGCTGTAGCGCCTCGAAATCCGGCAGGAGCGGCGCCTTGCCATCGGGCTGCTTGGAGAAATCGGCGGCGATCTCGGCGAAATCCTGCTGCAGATCGCGGACGCGCTGCTTGGCGCCGGGCTTCACCCGCCCGCGCTCGTCGCGCATGGCGTAGAGCGGCCCCATGTAGCCCTGCTGGGCAGGCGTCAGTCCTTCGTCGGCCAGATCTGCAGAGTCTTGTGCCCGCCCCGGCTGCGATCCTTCAGTTGCTGATCGCGCGCCTTCCGGGCCTCGTCCCACGACTCCTGTGAGATCGTCGGGTCGGCCAAGAACTCGCTCCATGTCCGGCCAGTTGCCGGACTGGATTTGTCGGAGGGTGTCGGCTTTTTCATTCAGTTGGGCCTTTCGGGCAAAGTTAGTATAGGCTTTCTCGTCTAGCACGTCAAGGTTGCTACCTCTTCCCCGAGCGATCGGGGTCGGCTTTGGACCGTTGGTGTCGTAGAGCACCACGGAATCGGCATATTTGACATAGGCTTCAAAGCCTTGGCTGAAGCCCTTGTGAGCCTCCAGCAACGGGTTGAGGGGCACATAGCGCTTTTCCAGGCCCTTGGCGCGCTCGACCGCCCGCTTGATCGCTGTTGCCGGGTCCACGGTCACGCCGATCAGCCGGATCTCGTACCCGGCATCGCGCAGCATCTGCAGCTCGGCGATCGCCTTGGTCGGCGTTCCGAGCGTGCGATCGAGGATCATGTTATAGCCGCCTTCCATGCCCCGGCGCATGGCGGCCTTGAACAGCAGCGAGCTTTCTTCGTGGGTGACGTTGGCGGCGCGGCTGTCGCCACGGTCGACGATCGGCCAGTATTCCGGGATGCCCTCCCAGCCCTCCGTCTTGTCGCCGGTCTTGAAGCTGTCCGGGTCCAGCTCGACGTATTCGCCCGTGATCAGCCCCTGCTTGCGCAGCTCTTTGAGCACCGTGCCCTTGCCGGACGCTCCGCCGCCGCCCATGACGATGGCGACCTTCTGCCCCTGCGCCGGGGCCTTGCCCGCAAAGCGCTGCTCGATCAGTTGGTCACGGATGACCTTGCGCTCCGCCGACGTGTCGGTGTCTCGGGGCTGCATGATCGGGTCGTCATCTGGGATCGCGCGCGAAGGCGGGTCCATGCCGAAGTAGGCCGCGTCAAGCTGGGCGTCCTCGAACATCTGCTGCGGCGACAGCTCCGGGCCTTCAAGGCCCGCGTTCTCCATGATCCGGGCGACGACCGACATTTCGCCGGGCTTCATGCCCTTGGTCACGCGCTGCATGATCTCGCGCGCAAAGCCCTCGTCGACCTCGGTCGGGAGCAGCCCGGCCACGCGGCCCTGATCGTCGCGGCTGATCGCGTAGCGCTCCCCACCCTGCATGACGTAGGTGATCGCCCCGTCCGGGTCACGCTCGAACACCGGGCCGGTGTCGTTGGCCGCGAGGTACGAGCGCATCTGCTCGACCATGCTCGGCTCGGCCGGTGTTTCACGTGAAACAACTTCGATTGCGCGCGGGTCGGGCCGGGCCAGCGCCGGGTCGTAGAGCACCGTGTTGCGATAACCGTTCGAGCTGTAGGTATGGCCCTGCAACCCGGCCTCGGCCAAGACCTGCGTTGCCGCCTCGTCCGACCCCAGCTTGCGCGAGAGGGATCGGTAAAAATCCTTGCCCGCCTGGAAAGGGCCGCTCCTCATGCCCTGCTCGGCACGGACAGCGTCGATGGCGCGGCGGGCCTCGTCCGGTTGCCGCCAGCGATCCCAGGCCATCGTCCGGTTGGGGTCAGCATCGATCAGGACGGATTCGCCGCCCGCCGTCAGACCGTGGCCAGCATGGTCGGCACGGGCTGACAGATAGACCCCGGCCCCGGCCTTCTGCTTGGCCATGAAGGTGCGGTCGACGGGGTCGTCGCCGAATTTGAACCTCGGCCCGACCGGCTGACCATCGATGGCAACGATCTCAATCAGGTTGTCATCAAAGATGACGTAGTTCTTCGTGCCTTGACCCTTGCCACGGGACACACCGTCTAGATACTTAATGCCGGGGATGCCTGCTTCACGGAGCTTTGCCGTCGCTACTTCCGGCTTGTCTCTGAAATACAGGTCGCGCGCTAGAATGTTGCCTGTCTCAACCCCCTCGCGGAACTTCTTAATGAAGGCCGGTTCGCCCGTCGGCACCGTGTCGTAACGCGCCAGCTTGATGCTTTCCATCGTGCGGTCAATAGTCGGCTGTAAAGCGGCTTTGGCCTTCTCACTCTGCTGACTGAGAGGCTTATCCCAATCTAGAAACTGGTCCGGGTCAGCCTTGATGTTGACCTCGTACATGCGGCCAGTAGCCGGGTTCCAGTCGAACCGAAAGCTAGGGTTGCTCTTGACATAATCTAGAACGTCCTGCGCCTTCCTCGTCTGCACATCTCTTAACTGAGTGTTGATGACCGATTGCGCCCGCGCCAATTCCTGCTCTGCGGCTTGTACCAACTGTGCGTTTGATAGGTTTTCGCGTCTGTCTTGACGCAACCAGCCAAGCCCTGACGGAACATCGGTCATGTCAACGTCGCCAGCGTCATTTCTAAACCAGCCCGGCGTTGCGTCAGCGTCCGCTAATTTCTTCAAATACTGCCGCGCAACGTCATCATTCTCCGCAAAATACAACCCATGCCCGTAGGCCTGTGCCCCTTCCCCGCTGCCGATGTGGTCGAGAGAGAACTTGTCGAACGAGTGCGGCGACCCATGGAACGCTCGAATGCCGCGCGGGCCGTCGTCCCTCATCGAGAACAGCGGAATGCCGTGGACCTTCACCCCGCCCGGAAGTTCGACGCCCTCGGCGCTCCGCTTGGCGGCTGCCGCCTTGAACCCGCTCTGCGCCACCTCGAAATCGAACAGCGCCGGATGGCCCGGTAGGCGCGTCAGTCGCGACGGGTCGATGATCCCGGCATCGATCAGCGCCTTGGCGATGGCCTCGCTGCCAAGGCCCGACCCGGCCTCGTCGAAATTGCGGATGGGGTACTCCTGGAACCGCTCCAGCGCCGCCCGCGCGTCCTCGACCGCCACCGAGCCGAGCGTGCGGGCCTTCCACTTGCCGCCCGCCGGGAAGGACAGCGCCGCGCTGCCGCGTGCATTGGTGTAGCCGACCGTCGTCGACGCAGTGCCGTCCTGCGGCTTTCCGCCCGTATAGCCGACATACGGGCCGACCGGCTCGTCGACGGTGACCTCGTAGGCGGTGATCGTGTTGGCCTCGGTCGCAAACGCCGCCTCGAAATCATCGTTGCGCTGCAGGATATCGGCCACCGCCATCAGCCCGCCCGCGTTGCGGTTGTCCAGCGTCTCGCCTGCGCTGCCGACCCGGTAGACGACGAACGGCCTGCCCGGCTCCGGCGGGCGGCTGTCCAGCTCCTCCACGAATGCGAACAGGGCCGCGCGGGCCTCGTCCGGGGTCGCTTCCTGCCGCGCCAGCATCGGCGCCGTGTCGCCGTCGCCGTGCAGGCCCTGCACCTGACGCGCCAACTTCGTCTCGCCGGGGTTGCCCCGCATCCATTCGGCCCGCGCCTCGCGCTTGGCGATCTCGCCGGTCAGGATCGCGTCCACCACGTCGCGGCTCGGATCGCGCGGCGTATCATCGGCCGGACCCCGGTAGCCCTGCTGCGTCAGCTTCTCGCGGACGCCGAAGAAGAACTCGCGGATGCGATCGACAATGCCGCGCGCCTCGATCTGCGGCAGGGCGTCCGCCGGAACCTCGTTCTTGACCACCGAGTCGACAAAGTGGGCGGCGGCCTCCTCGTCGATGATCTCGTCGATGTTGCTCTGCGGACCGTAGGCGTCCCGGTACAGCGTCTCGCGAGCCTTATCGAACACGCCCGTATCGCGGGCGGCTTTCGCCAGGAGAGCCACTTCCTCCGGCGCGATCAGGCCCACCCGACGCAGCGCGTGGACGACCTCGTGCGCGATCGTCGCGCGCGGGTTTTCAGCGGCGGCGGCGATCCAGATCGTATCGCCGTCCGAAATCCCCTCGATACCCTCGCCCCGCTTGGCGGCTTCGAGCGCCATGCGCGCCTGCAGCCGCTCCCGCTCGGACGTGGCCGCCTGATACTTGCGCAGCGCCGTCTGGAACTTCACCGCGTTGCCCGCGCGCACCTGTGCCCGCAACGTCGGCGGCAGATCGTCCAGGGTGTCGAAGGACCGGATGGTCGTCCCGCGCGGGGCGGCAGGCGTCAGCTCTGCAATCGCCGCCTCGATCACCTGCGCCCGGGCCATCGAGGCAGCACGCCCCTCGGGCGTCGCGACCGCGTCAATCACCTGCTGGGGGGCCACATCCTGCCCGGCAGCGGCCAGCTCCTCGCGCATCTTCGCTTGCAGCGCCTGGACCTGTGCCTTGGCCTCGGCCCCGTAGGGGTCATCGATCAGGCGCGGCGAATTGGCCGCCTGCGACACCGGCCCCGGCACAGCGTCCGGCACCTTGACATAGTCCGGCGAGCGCAGCAGCTCGGCCAGCATGGCGCGAGCCTCATCCGGCCCCACCGGCCGCCGCCGGACGAGATCCCCGATCGCCCGGACCTGCATTTCCGGGTCGACGAACTCCGACACCATGGCCCCGATCTCCGGGGACGCCTCGCCCCGGCGCACCACGTCGAGGGCTTCATCGGTCAGTTTGGACAGATTGCGGGCCGTGCGCACGCCGGGCGCGCTCAGATCCATGTCGGCCGTCAGGAAGGCCGGGTCGTCGCGCAGCTTCTGGGCATCCGCGACCGGGTTGCGGCCGAAGGTGTCGATGGCCCGCATCTGGGCTTCGAGATCCGCGACCCGGGCCGCGATCTCCGGCGTGTCGCCGCTCTCGCGCAGCCGCGCGATCTCCTGCTGCAGCTTTTTGTAATTGCCTTCCGCGATTGCGTCGGTGTCGATGCGGCGGGGCATCGGCTCGAAATCCGGGTCGGCCGCATGGCGCAGCCCCTGCGTGATGGCCGCCGCGTGATCGGCATCGGCGATCGTATCCTTGGGCTTGATGGCCAGCGCCTCGTCGGCGATCGCCGTCTCGACCGTGCGGCGCAGCACCGGGTCGACGGCCGCTTCCCGTTCGAGAACCTTCTGCAGCGCGGCCGTGTCGCCGTTCATCGCGCGCGTGGCCACAGAGGCCGGGATGGCCCCCTCCTTGATCCCCAGCGCCTTCAGGATCTCGATCTGGGCCGCCTCGGCGGTTTCGGGGTTGCCCGCGCGCTGCAGCAGCTCGGGATCGATCGGCGGGGCAGGAGGCGGCTCGGCCGAACCCAGATCAAGCCCACCAGCTTCCGGCGCCCGTCCTGCCCCGCCAGGGCGATAGCCGACGACGATGCCATCGCGCACGACCGGGTCGAACCCGAAATTGCGGCGGCCTGCGCGCCACAGCCCTCGGCCAGCAATATCCACGCCCGCACCGAACGCCCCCGCGATCGCCAAGCTCTTGGCCATTTCCGGCAGGCCGTAGTTGTTGCCGATGCGGTTCTGGTAGGCCGCGATCGACGGCTCCATCAGCGCCTGCGTGCCGATGTTGATGCCCGCCGCCTTGGCGCCCGCGATCAGCAGGCCCTTGGCTCCCAGGCCAGCGCCGAACCCGAACGGGATCGACATATAGAAGGCCGGGTCGACGATCTGCGTCCCCATCGCGCCCGCGCCATAGGCGAACCACTCCGGAATGCCCTGTCGCGAGCGCTGCCACACGTCGGCGGCTTCCGCGCTCGACTCCAGCGCCAGCCCCTTGCCCTGCTCCTCGAAGGTCGCCTTGGGCAGAAACGCATCGCGCTGATCGGGAAACTTCTCGGCCAGCTTCTCGGCCCGTGCCCGCCACTCCTGTTCCGCCCAGCGGTCGCGGATGAACGGCATGTAGCCCAGCTCGCCGCCGTCGTTGCGGTAGGTGTCGAAATCCGCCCGGGCGCGCGCACGGTCCTCGTCGCTCATCCAGTCTTCGCCGAGCGAAATCCCCGGGTTGAACAGCTCCTCGCCGGTGATGCCCTTGATCCGCTTGTTGGCGTCGTCGTAGGCCGTATAGCGGTTGATGTTGTCGGAGATCCCCAGGCCGATCGAATTGCGCAGGCCCTCGACCCACGTCGAGCGGACAACGTCCTTCATGCCCGTCATGTCCTCCGGATCGGGCTCCGGGATGGGGGCATACGTGTTCTCGTCGGTCAGCTCGGGCTTCTTCCAATACACCTATGGCCTCACTTCCAGAACGCGGACGGGTAGCGCGCCTTCAGGGCTGGCGACAGCTTGTCCAGATCGAGGACGAACAGTTGCCCGCCCCCCTGCTTCATGGAGGCCGCCACGTCGCCGGTCGTGATCTCGTCGGGGCTCTGCTTCGGCGCGGCCGCCGTCATCAGAAAACGGTCCTGCCCCGGCTTGCCCGGCTCGTCGTGCGAGATCGCGTACTGCCGGGGGCCGACCTGGACGAACCGGCCCCGCGACAGCGCGCGCAGGATGGGCATCGGAGTGCCGTACCTGTCGGCCGGGACGGGGTGCCCGACCTCGACCAGATCCGTGTCGCGGATGCCATCGAGCACCGTGTTGAACATATCCTGCCGAATGTCGGACGGGATCTGAACGGCGTTGCCGGTGTCGCTGGCATTCCAGCCCGCCCCGCTCTGCGCCATCACGCCGCCGAACACCGCGCCCTTGGCATCCTTGCGCTGGCCCAGCGCGAGGGCGACCGACTCGCGGAACAGCTCGGCATTGTAGTCGGCCGGATCTTCGACACGGGCCTCGTAGATCGCCTTCGCCGACGCCATGATCTCATCGGTCCGTCTGGCATCGCCAGGAAACAGGTTCAGCGCCACTTTCTTGTAGTCGGCCTGCAGCTCGGTTTTCTCGAACTTCGGCGGCCCTTGGTAGTTCTCATCCTTGCGCCGCGCGACCGTCTCGGCAATGTCGTCGACCGCCTGCGTGTCGCCGTCCGTCGTCATCAGATATCCCGCCCGGACCAGCTCCGGGTTTTTCGGCGCGATCTCGGCAATGGCGGCGGGCATGTCCTCGCCGAACGCCTCGTACATGAAGCCCAGCATTTGCGTGGTCTGGGAGCCGCCCGCCAGGATTGCACCCTCCAGCTTCTTCTTTTCCTCGGGGTCAAAAAATGTTCCGTACTGCTCGCCGTAGGTCTGCTGGACGACCTTGCGCTGCTCGGCCCGCGCGGTCAGCATTTTCGGCGACAGCGTCTCTAGGTCAATCTCGCTCTTGCCCGGGAGCACGCCCGCCTCGACCGCGTAGGAATACGGGTCGTTGCTCAGAGCTTCCGCGCCGCGCTTGGCCTGCTTCTCGACCGCCTCGACCAGCGCCATCCGCTCCGGCGTAGCCCCGCCCGCTGCGATCTGTGCCCGCATCCCCGTCGCGATCCGGCCGACAGCCTCCGGTGCCATCGCCTTCAGGCCGTGCCGATATTCCTGCGTTTGTAGCGCGGCCTGAAAACGGGCCTTCTGCTCCGGCGTGCCGGATTTCTCGACGCGCAGCCGGGTCGCTTCTTTTTCTTCATCGGGCAGGGAGACGCCATCCCCGGCCACGCCCTCGGCGCGCTGAATGAGCCCATCCAACTGTGCCGCTGCCGCCTTGCGCAGCGACGGCAATTGCTCGGCAATCCCCTCGATCGCGTAGGACCGGATCGAGGGCTTTTTCCAGCGCGGCGTTGCCGGAGCGGGCGGGGCGGTCCCGCCGCTCGCATCCGCCGTCTGTGTCGGGGCCGGGCCGGGGATGGCGTTTTCGCCGCGCTCGCCCGCATCAGCCTGCGCTTGTCCAGCCACCGCCTCGCTGGGGATCTTGCCCTGCTCCGGCGTTGCTGTGCTGCCCGGCTTGGTTAGGCCGTAGAACGAGGTGAATGAGCGTTCGGCCACGGGCTTGGGAGCCTCGGGCTGCGGGGCGGACTGCGCCGGGGCAGCCTCAGCCACGGGCTGACCAGCCTTGCCCATGCGGCCGGAGTAGTATCCCTCCATATCCGCGATCGACGTCGATCCGAGTCGCTTGGCCTGCGGTGCCGTCGTGACCGGCGTTTTCGTGTCGCCCTGCGCCAGCCGCTTGATCCACTCGCCATTCGGCGCGAACTGGAACGCCTGCAGGATGGCCGCTTGGCGGGCCGGGGGCAGCGTCGAAAGATCGACGCCAGCCGCCTGCATCTTCTCCGAAAACTTATAGTGATCGAGCCACTTGCCGTAGAAGGCCGCCTGCTCGGCTTGGCTCATCTTTTGATATTCGGCTTTCGAGACGCCCATTTCGGCCAGCGTGTCGGGGCCAATTTGCGACAGGCCCATGTAGCTGCCCGTGCGCGTCTTCGGATTCCACCCCGACTCCATGCTGAAGATTTCGCCCACAGCGCGCGGGCTCACCCCGATCTTGCCCGCCACGGCCACGGCGTTCTCGACAGCCTTCGGATCGGCATCCTTCGGGGCGCCAATGTCGGCAGCCGACCCTGGACCGCCGAGCGCCATCTGCTGCTGGCCCGTGCCCGCATACTTAGCATAATAGCTGTCGCCCTTGGCGTAGTTACCGCCGTAGCGCTTGCCGCCCTCGCGCGCCTCGACCGGCTCGATGTGCCAGTCCTCGTGCCCCAGCGGGAACGTCAGGCCGAACTTCTTGGCGTTGGCGTGCGCCCACTTGACGGACTCTGTGCGCTTGCCGCCGAGCCCGGCGCCGCGATCCTGGAACTGCAGATCGACCGCCTCGCCAGAGTTGTGCGATGACCCGCCGGGCGGCGCCACCCACTTGCGAGCGGCGGCCGGTGAGCCGTATTTCTTGACGGCGTTCTTCCACAGCGCGGCCTGACGCTCGGGCGAGCGATAGCCGGACACGACACGGATATCGTGACCCTCGTCTTCCGCCGCTGCCAGGAAGGCACCCAGACGGTCCTTCGTTGCCGGATGGAGATCCTTGACGTCGCCGACGCGCTGCTCGTAGCCCGGCGCCAGCTTCGCGGTCAGGAACTCGACCGGGTCAGCCGGACGGCTCGACTGCTTCTCCGGCGTGCCCAGCTCCGGCTTGATCGGTGGCGCGGGCTGCGCTCCCGGTGCGGCTCCTGCTCCCGGAGGAGCGCCTACGGCCGGAGCCTGTTCTGCAGGCGGCGGGTCGGCCTTGAGCTGATTGCCCCAATCCGTGACGATCTTCTCGGCCGCCTCCAGAGCTTTGCCGGGATCTTTGCCCGCTGCCTCCTGCAGCTTCTCCTTAACGGTGTCGCTGGCCTGCTTGCGGACCCACTCGCGCTGCTCCGGCGACGCGCCGGGGATGCGGTCGATCTGCTCGTCCAGGCGATCGACGGAGGCGATGAAGGCCGGGTCTTCCGGCGACAGGGTCGCGATCGTCCCCTTGAGCGTCGAGGCCGTGCTGTTGACCGTGCCCTTGATGGTTTCGTTGGTGCCGAACTCGGTCGCGCTGCCGTAGAGCGGCCCCTTGAGCCGTTCCGTCTGCAGCATGTAGCCCTGCCGGATCTTCGGATGGCCGGGCAGCTTCTCCTGATATTCCGCGCGCTTCTGCTCGTACCACTCCTGATACCCGGGACTGAACTCGGCCGGGCTCTGGTCGGGCGTGTAGGTGGCCTTGCGACGGTCCAGCTCGGCGCGCGCCTCGTTGTCGAACTGCAGCGTCGTCATCTGGGCTTGGAACTTCTGATCGTCGCTCGGCTCGCTCGCCGCCTCGAACGCGCCCTGCAGGCCGGAGATCGCGCCGCCCAGGCTCTGCAGCGCACGGCCGGGCCCCGACAACGCGTCGATCGGCATCGTCGGCTGGTTCTGCATTTGCAGTTGGCCGGTTTCTTGGGTGCGCGGAATAATCGGCATGGCCTATCCGTTGATCAAAAGACTGTTGCCGCCACCGCTGCCCATGCCCTTCACGGCCCCGCCGAGGCCGCCCAGGAACGACCCGGCCGCGTTCAGCGCGCCAGCGGTGCGCGCCGCCTTGGCCTGCGCCTCCTGCTGCTTGGCCTCGTTCTCGTGCGCCACCGCCTTGCTCTCGGCGTTGATGTAGGCCGTGTTCGTGTCCAGCGACTTGTTCGTGCCGCCCTCCTCGAAGATGACCAGCGCCGCGCTGCCATAGCCGGGGTCGACGCCCGCCTTAGCCGCGCTGGCGATCGCCTCGCCCTGAATGCGGGCGTACTTGTCGCGGATCTGCTCCTGCTCCTTGTGGCCCTCGAACCGCTTCTGCCGGGCGTTGATCTTCTCCACCACGGCGTTGTGCTCGGCCGTCGCCGCCTGCGAGCTGGCCTGCGCCATCGCGCCAGCGGCCGACACCGCAGCTCCGATCAGCCCTATGGCGGCGATGCACATGGTCAGCCCACCGTTGAGATTTCAGCTATGATGGCGGTTATGAACAGGGGAAGCGGGTCGTCGTGCTCGATGCGGATCTGCGCCTCGCGGTCGTGATCCCCCTTGAAATCGCACTCGATCAGCCCGGAATAGAGCGGCGGCGTCGAACCCATCGGATCGGCCGGTGTCCGGTACTTGATCGGCTCCAGGTCGCCCGAATCGCCCGGCTGGCCGATCGTGCCCCCCAGGCTGTCCAGCACCCGCACGTAGACCTGAGAAATCCGCTTGTTGCGCGATTGGGCCGTCCCGGCCTGCGCGCCCGCTTCCAGGTCTTCCGTCTCCAAGATGCCGGTGTAGCCGTAGCCGATGTGAGCCTTCGTCGTGGCGCGCGCCAGCGTCAGGCTGCCCGTCGCCGAGACGGTGCCCTCTTCCACGTTGCCATTGTTCAGGATCTTCACGTCCTCCCCCCGGAGGTGCCATAGGCCCGTGATCGTCGACGTCGAAGCCCCCTCATACGTCAGGGACGAATCAAGCAGGACAGCATCTTCCTTATCATGCAGAACTGATTCGTAGGGCGGCCGGAACACCTCCAGCGTCCGTACCGTGCCGCCGTTTACTGTCCTCTCCGCCTCGATCCAGACGTCGTCGCCGGACGCGCCGGGGCAGACTGCCACGACCTTGGCCACCGCATCCGTGCCGCCGAGCCGGTGCCGCTGCCACGCGATCACCTCCTGCAGCCGCTCGTAGGTGCACACCGCCATCTGGCCGTCGACGCGGGTCGCCCAGATCATCGGGTCGGGCTGCATGGTGTAGCCCATGCGGTTGATCCCCGAGCCGGTGACGTGCTCGGCAAACACCGTCAGGTCCACCGAATTGAACACGTCGGCCGTGAAATCGTAGCTGAACTCGCGCAGCTTGCGGCTGGCATTGGCCGGTGAGCCGTTGCGCTGGGGATACAGCACGGCCTCGTTGACCCGGACCGGCGGGCAGTCGCTCGCCCCGTAGGTCGTCTGCAGCAACATGCGCAGGTTCGACGGGGTCAGCGCCTCGTTCTGATTGCTCGCCGCGATGGCATACTCGCCCTGCGACGTGCCAGCCGTCAGCACGCGCCCGCCGGACAGCCACCGGATGACGTCGGCCAAGCCGGACGCGGCCCGGTAAACGATCGCGTGATCGTCCTCCTCGCCGTCCTCGAAGTTTTCAAACCGGCTCGACCGGCTGGCCCACACCACGGTCGGCTCGCTGTCCGACCCGGCCGCCCATAGCCGCTGCTCGAAGAACGCGCAGCACCGTGGGTAGCCCCGGTAGTCAGACCACGCGCCTTCCTCCCAGAACGACGTGCCCTGGCTCAAGACGCTTTGCGGCATCTGGTAGCGAACGATCGTCGCGTAGGCGCTCGTTGCGGAGTTGACCGCCGTGATCTGCACAATGCAGTAGCCGGGATGCAGAAAGTTGGCGTCAAACGACGTATCCGTCGCCCCCTTGGTGCCGATCACCCGGACGACGCCGGTCGTGTGCTCCGGCACGCGGTTGATGTTCTTCCAGTCGTTGCGGCCGGTCCGGTTGGAAATGCCGTAGATGTAGCCGCCCGACGTGTAGACAAGGCCGTTCTGCAACGTGTTGTCCGTATTATCCCCGAATGTCGGACCGTTGATGCCGGTGCCGTTGCCCGCCTCTTGCAGTCGGTACAGCGCCCCGACGTGGTCGGCACTGAACTCGCTCCACGACGTCGCGAGTTCAACCGACGCGCCCTTTTCGAGCGTGCTCCAGATCGTCTGCGCGAACGAGATCGTGCCGCCGGAGGTGTAGGCTGTAAACGCCGACGAGTTGACCGATATCGTCAGCGTGTTCGACGTCACCGCCGTCACGTCATAGGCATTGCCATTGAGCTGCACCATGCCGCCGACGCCGGAGAACGACACCGTCGCCCCGACCGAGAACGCGTGCGCGCCGTTGGTTGTGATCACGCACGGATTGGCCCGCGTCGCCCCGGTCACGCCGATCGAGCGGACGGTGATCGTCATCACCTTTTCATCATCACCGTTGATCTGCCGGAACGGCCCCGTCGTGAACTCCACCGTCGTCAGCGTCCACGAGGTATTCGACACCCGCGACAGCTTGCGGATCGGATGGTTCTTGTGCGTGATATACATCACGTCGTTATACTGAGCGACCGACAGCTCCTGCAGCTCGTCGGCAGCATAGGTCGTCGAGACGATGATCAGCTCGTTGACCGTGCCGCCCGACGTGTAGGTCGTGTAGGAGGTGGTGTTGATCCCAGACAGCTCGAAGGTGTTGGTTGTCTTGTTGGCGACCGTCACGATGCGGTTGTTCAATTCCACCATGCCGCCGATCGAGCGCAGCAGCACCTTGTCGCCGTTCTCAAGGCCGTGGGCCGCCGCTGTCACCACGCCGGGGCTGGCCTTCGTGACCCCGGTAATCGTGACCGCCGCCTGCGTGACGAGCCCCCGGTCCTTGGCGATCCAGATGTAGCCCGGCCCGAACAGGAGCATGTAGCTGTCCTCGGTCGAATACTGGAACGGCCACAGGACGTGCTCATCGGCGGGCAGCTCGGCGACGAACTGCGTTCCCGACCGCTTGCGCGCGCCGCCGTGCACCACGATCTGCATGTTTTCGACGGCACGCAGGCCGTTGCGCTGCTTGGCGACGTCCGGGCGGCCGTCCAGGCGGGGAGAAACCTCGCCGCCGGTCATGTTGACGAGCGCGTGCTGAACCTTCATGTGCGGGCCAGCAGGTAGGCGTCGGTGTTGATGATCTCGCGCGCCGAGCCTTCCTGCGCGTCGACGGACCGGGCCTCCGACAGCTTGGCCGCGTAGAGGTCCATGAGCGTTTTGGTCACGCTCTGGTTATCGGTCATCGCGATCGCGATCTCGGCCGCCAGCCGGGCCGACAGGGCATCGACGAACAGGGCGTCGTACTGCGCGACGTCCGTGATCCGGGCGATGTATTCGATCTTCAGGGCGCTTTCGTTGCACAAGAGCGCGCGGACGTCGGTCCCGTTGATCCGCACCGATTCGATCCGGTACTCGATCGCCATCGGCGAGATCCCGTGCATCCCGGGGAAGCCATAGACCGCCGTGCTCGCGAACCCGACCGCCTCGTAGTCCGTCCGGATCACCTTGAGGCAATAGGGCTCGGTCGGGAGCGCGTAGGCGTAATCGAACTCGAACGCGGGCGTGAACACGAGCTGCGCCAGGGCCACCCGCCGGATCGCGAAATTCCACGGATGGGCCCGCAGCACCACGTCGCGCAGGACGGGATAGTGCAACCGGCAGCGGTCGCCACCCTTGCCCCGCTCCGTCTCGGCCGCCATGGGCTCGTGCCCGATGCGGGTCAGGGCGAGGTTGTAGATATCGAGGACCGAGGTGACGACGCCGCTCATGTTGGCAAGATCCCCTGTGTGCGCAGTGCCGCCAGCAGCGTGTTCAGTGTCGTGCGCGCCTGAGTGTCCACCGTGTCGCCCCCGCTCACGTCAGCAATCGGGGTCGCATACTCAAGATCGCTGATCTGCGCGCGCGTGATCGTCGTGGACTGTACGACCAGCGCGGTTTCTATCCGCTGCTTGTCGGCAGCACGGGCGGCCCGCAGCCGCTCCCAGCGTCGAATACCCATGGTTCACTCCGCCGCTTCGCGCTGCAGGATCTCACTCACGGGCAGGACTTCGGCATAGCAACCGGAAAACGCCTTCTGCCCGATATGCTTGAAGTGCAGGAGCGTGTCGGCAAAGATCTGCCCGCCGATCGCCCGCCACTTGCGGCAGAACGAGAAATCTTCGCCCCAGATCGTGTTGATCGACGGATCGTCGGGGTCCGGCGCCAGATCGAACCAGAACAGCGCATGGGCCTGCTTGTTGGGCAGATCATAGTCGCGGTAGGCCAGATCCGGATACGAGGCGACCATCCGCTCCAGGCACGACCGCGTCATGCGCAGGAAGCCGGTCGGGACCAGCTCCATTTCCAAGAGACCCGTGACGGGATCGAACGGCGCCCCCGGCTTGCGGCGGCACGGAAAGACCAGCGTCTCCTCGCGCTTGGGATAGAGCCCGGCCACGACCTCGCACTTGTGCGACAGGAGCCGGTTGACGGCCCCCTCCTCCCACACAACATCATCGTCGAGCATGATCAGGTCGGTGTAATCCGAGGCCAGAAACTTGGCCACGAAGGCGTTGCGCGTCTTGGGCAGGATGCTGTCGCCGACCGTGTAGAGGATCTTGTGGGGAATGCGCGCCTTGTCGAACCCCCGCTGCATTTCCAGGAGCGAGAAGGACGTCTCCGCCTGCGGCCGGTCCCGCATCGGCATTCCGATCATCACCTTCTGCGTCATGCCGTCCTCGCGGGCTTATGGGCCTTGAGCCCATATTCAAACTGTCGTTCGGCCGTGATCTTGATGTGGAACGGCTCGAAATCCGCCTTGTAGACCGAGCGGTAATCCGTCATCGGCGACACGCCCACCTGCGCGGCGTACTGCGTCTGATCCAGGAACGTGATGATCTCCGGCCCGTACACGCGGCGGTGGCCGGGGTCCATCCAGGCCCACGGGCTCGACCAATGCGGACTGACACCGCAAAACACGCCGCCCGGCTTCAGGATGCGCCACCACTCGGACCACTCCTCGAAGAACGACTGCCAGCACCCCTGGCGGCCCAGGTGCTCCAGCACGTCATAGGCGTGGATCTCGTCGAAGGCGTCGTTGTCGAACGGCAGCGGCCGGTTTTCCAGATCCCAAACGACGTCGGGATTGTGGGCCTCGAACATATCGAGGGTGACCAGATGGTCCCACGCATCGCGGCCCGGCGGCGCCAGCTTCTTAATGCGCGATTGACCGGCCCCGACCAGCAATTCCATGCACGCCCCCGGTATGAGAAAGAGGCGGAGTTTTCAGCCCCGCCCCTCTTGCGTCTTGGCCCGCTTAGTCGCAGGCGTAGTCGATCTCGACCGTGATCGTGCCCGCGCCCGACGACAGATGCACCGAGCCCTCGATCACGACCTTGATATCGAGGTCGCATTTGGGATCGTTGGTCTGGCCGTTGACGAACTCGTACAGGCGCTTGCCCCACAGCGACCGATCGGACAGCAAGTCCTTCGTGCCAGCCGTGGAAGCGACGATCGCCGTGTTGATCGCGTCGGCGTCGTTGGTGATGTAGCTGTAGGAGCCGGTGTTATAGACACCGATCCCCAGAGCCGCCGTTGTGGCGCCGAGCGCGTCGTGCGAGATCTTGGACGACCCGAAGATGCGCGCGTTGCTCGGCAGCCGAGCCACCAGATACGTCGACGTTGCCGAATCGGCAGCGGACGTTTCCAGCGTCTCGACCCATTTCTTCATTCGACCGCCGCCCTCGCCAGCATCCGCCAGCACCGGGGGGGTCGATACGAGGCCGGTCATGATCCGGCTACCGTATGACGTGACTACAGCCATTGTATTTCTCCTTCACTTCCTGCCCGCAGCAGCGAGCGTTGCGCTGCTATTAGGCGTCAGTGGTCGGCGAGGCGCCCGGATCGCACTCGATGTAGCCCACGCGGGCTTCTTCGAGGCGCGTGGCGCCGATGCTCATCGACGCAAACACCTGCGTCGCGTAGTTCTTGTCGGGCCTTTCGGTGATTTTGGTGCTGATGTCCTTGCCGATGCCGAGAGCGATGCCGCCCTTGGCCCAGAACAGCACCTTGTCGTCGGAGTTGGCGTCGACCCCGATGCGGTTACACGGGATGATGGTGAACCCCATGTACCGGCTGACCTGACCCTCGACGAGCGGCTTGACCACGTTGTAGTCGTGGCTCGACAGCTTCTCGTCCTTCAGGAGCGAGGAGATCTGCCGCGCGTTGGGAACTAGAAACTTTTCCTCGTCGGCATCGACGTCGTTGGTGCCGAGCAGCCGTGCGGCCGAAATCAGCTTGGCGACGTTGAGGCCCGTATCGGCGGCCGACACACCCGGCCAGACCGTCTGGACGTCGACGATCATGTTGGTGTCGAACGACGTCGACGTGCCGCCAGCCTCGCCCGTGTAGGCCGTGCCGTCAGCCGCCGCGATAATCACGTCGTCCATCGACCGGCCCATCGCCATGGCGGCGGCCTGCGCGTACTTCGAGGCCGGGTCGATCAACATGCGGATCAGATCCTCGTCATCGACGAGGTCTGCCCAATCGTAATCGGACAGAGAGAGCCGCCTGCGGGCGTGCGGGGTATCCATGCGCGGCGTGTCGGCGTGCCGAGACGTGCGCTGGCGGGCGGAGGTCGAACCGAGCTGGTCGATATACTTGTTCTTGCCGGTGACCTGCTCCATTTCCACGGCAGAGCGGAGCTTGGAGCCCTTTTGCTGCGTCAGGTGGTACACGTTGTTTTTATACATTTCCACCATAGCGGTGGTGATCTGGACGCTCATGGCGCCTCTCCTTTCGATTGCGGGTTAATAGTGCGTCATCCGCCGTGCGAAAGGGTGTCCGCTCAAGCGCGGGCCTGTTCTCCGGGTCGTGCCTACTCGGGGGACTAGAGAATGCCGGGCGCTGACTCAGCGGTTTCCGGACTTGAGCGTCGCGAAGCCTTTTTCGTCTTGGTTTCCGCCGGGGCCTCGTCGGCGTGACCGGCACCAAAGACGTAGGCTTCGAGCAAGGCCGCGTTTTCGGTCCACCTATTGATGTCGGGGACGGAAACCTGCGGCCTTGCCAATTCCAAGATCTTCAAACGCGCCTCAACGCGATCCATGGGCTACCTCTGCTCCGGATACGCGGTGTGGTACATGCGCTCCAGCTCAGACACCACCCGGCTGTGTTCCGGATGGGCCTTGTCCATGAGCGCCTTGTCATGGCGCTGACGATAGTCACTGATTTGCGCCCGCATGTCACCCTGATTTGGTGCAGGCGGCGCAGCCCCCTTCAGCCGGACGTCGCCGTTCATGTCCTTATGGATCTTCGCCAGCACCCGGACCATGCGCGGGTCGTTGCCCAGGCCCGTCTCGTTCAGGTACTGCCGGAACTGGTCGTCGCCGTACTTGGCCATGACGTTCATGGCGCCCTGCTTGACGCCTTCGATGTTGCCGCCATGCTCGCGCAGCAGCGCCGCGTCCAGCTCGGCCCGCTCGTTCTTGCGGCTGTCGTTCCAGGCGGCGTGCTTCTCGACCCGGGTCTTGACCACGGCATCGTAGAGGTTCGCGGCCTGCTTCTTGTTGAACCCGTTCTGGTGCGCCCACTGGCGGAAATTCTTCTCTTCCGCCTCGTCATAGGGCAGATCGGGCGGCAAAGTGGGCCGCTTGAACTCGTAGTCGTCGGGCTTCTCCGGCCGACCGGCGGCCCTAAACCACATTTCGACCTGCTCGGGGTTGTCCCAATCGGTCACCACCGGAGCTTTGTCTTTCGACAGGTAGCTCTCGGCCGAGCGGTAGCCCTGGCTCACCTTGGCCCCGTACTCGTCGCGCCAGAACTTGATGTCGTCAAAGCGCGCCGGGTCGGGCTCGGCGTACTTCGGCACGTACCACTCTGGCCACTGCGTCTGGCCTCCTGCTTGGCCATCGGCCACGGCGCCAGCAGGTGCGGCGCCAGCAGCAGGATCGGCTGCCGGGGTGCCGCTCGTAAGGAACGATCCGGATTCATCAGACATGAGTTTTTCCCTCGGTGTGTGTTATACGCGCCACTCACTCGGCGACTGCGGCGGCGGCTCGGGCCCATCAAACATCCGTTCGATGTCCACCCGCTCCTCGACGTACTCTTTCGGCTTCACGGCGATCAGCTCCGCCAGCCACGCCCCGATGTTGCGCTCCCCGATGGCAATGCCACCGCTGAACCCGTCCGTGGCGACGACCTGCGCGTAGACCCCGCACCGATCCATGAGGGCGGCGATCGCAATGCGCCCCTCGACCGTGCTGTAGAACTCCTTCCAGGCGGCCTCGACCTTGGCCCGTGACGGCTTACGCGGCTGCCGCATCTATTGCCCCCGCACCCTGTAGCTGTTGAACGGCCTGCTTGGCGGCCGGTGATTTCTGGACGCCCTGCGTCGCGGCGCCGATCAGCTTCTGGACGTCCAGGCCGCCCTCGACCTGCGTCTTGCCCAGCGCCTGCGCCGTGCCGCCCAGGTTCTTCGCCCCGGCCGTGACCTTCTGGATAATGTCGGCGATCGACACCCCGGCCGGGATCATGGCCATGAGCTGTTCCATCTGGCCCCGGTTCTCCTGCTCCTCGTCGTCGACGAGCAGGTCCGGGTCGGCGTTGAACAGATCCCAGAGGTAATCGACCAGCTTGTTGGGGTCCAAGCGCTTCTGCAGGATCTGCGGCGCCAGCTCCGGGCCCGCCATCATCGCCAGCACGTTGGCCACCTGGACGAGCGCGTTCGATTCCATCTGCTTCTGCGCCGTGGCGATCGGCGACACGTATTCGACCAGGAACTCCTGCCCCTGGATCTCGGGCGGGGCGATCGGCATCACGCCCGCGTCCCGCGACAGCATTCCGAAAATGCGCTCGATCATCGGACCCAGCGCCTCGCCCTCCAGGCGGCCGATCAGCGGGCCGAGCAGCCGCATCCTCTCGGCCACCCGCTGCATGTACTCGGTCGCCGTCATGTCCACTTTTTCAGGCTGCTGCAGCATGTCGGCGAAGAACGTCACCCTGATCCGCTGGCGGACCTGATTTTCGTCTTCGACCAGGAACTGAATGCCCTGCAGCGACACCGGCTGCATCATCACGCCGTCATTCGGATTGCCGCGCGTGTAGGTGATGCCGCCCGGCATGGTCCTGGCGCCGCCCACGACTCCGTCGTCCTTCAACCACAACGGCGGATCAGCGGCCTTCTGCAAGAGCTTGATCTTCGACAGCTCCATCGCCTGCAACATCTTGATGTCTGGGAGTGCCGTCATCGCGGGCGAGCGGCCGTAGACCTCGCCGCAGTATTTCGACCAGCGCGCCACGAGGTACGGGAACTCGGGGAAGCCGCCCTCTTCCAGCTTCTGCCCGCCCTCATGCTCGAAATAGCACGAGGCCCACGGCATGTTGCGTGGGCCCTTCAGGTTCGGGTCGCGCTCGCTGTCCTTGCGGGGGTGAACGCTATGGATCACCTTGATCTTGTCGTCGAACTTGCGATTGTTGTAGAGATCCTTCACCCGGTCCGACACGTCCCAACCGTCCGGGTTGTCCTTGCTCTTGGCCATCTGCATCATCTGCCGGACCGTGAACTCGGTCGTGCGCATGACCGTATCGACGCGCCCATCCATGTTCTCCGCGATGACGCACTCGGCCAGCGGCCGTGTCTCGAACAGCAAACCCCCGTTCGACCGCTTGCCGATGAACATGATGGCCGTGCCAAACGCGCCGAGGTCCAGATAGAACTCGTGCAGCGCGGTCGTGAAATTCGTGCCCGGCTGATAGATCCGCTGCCACATCACCCCTTCAGCATCCGACAGATACTTGCGGACGTGGGGCAGGTCGCCGACGTCGATCTCTTCCTCTTCCCCGGTCGGGTCGGGGATCTTCTTGCCCACCATCCGCAGGCTGAACCACTTGCTCGCCGGGTTGGTCGCCAGCCCATGCAGACCGGCCGCCAGCAGCTCGTTCGCGTGTATGCCCGTGGGGTCGTAGACCTTGGTCATCCTCTTGTCGCCGGGAGTGCGGACCCCGACGAAATCCACCTTGCGCGGACTGACCAGCTCCGCGACCTCCTGGCAGTGCGCCTCGTAATTGGCCCGCTCGGAGCATGTCTTGAGCCCGTCGTACCTCTGGATCAGGTGATCGAGCTTGGCCGCATCGCTATTGCTCACCGCGTCCATCACGCCCCCAGCTCGTCGAGCAGCTTCTGCATGTCCGCCCGGACCGCTTGCACGTACCGGGCGATGTTGCGGTCGATCTGCAGCCGCCGCTTGGCCTGATCAGGCAAGGACCGGCGAACCGCAATGTCGTCATCGAGACGCAGCACAGGTGCGGTCCACTCCAGCGACCGCAGGAAACGCAAATGCTCGGGGTCGTCCAACCGCCGGGCTTCGGCGATCAGCCAGTTGGTGTCGTTCATCACCCGCCCAGCGTGGGAGAGGCGACGGTCGCGGCCGGGCCGCCCGACGAGGACGACAGCATCGTCGACTGCACACCGCCCTGCTCGGACGCGGCAGCAGCTTGCTGGCGATCACGACGGCCGTCGATCTGGCTCTCGCGCTCGGGGATCGGGGCGGGCGGGGCAACGGGTTTCGGCGGCTTCGAGCACATGATCACAATCCCCCATTCGTCGGTGCAGGCGCGGCTGTCGTCGACAGCTCGGACCCGTAGCTCGCGGCAGCCTTGTCGGTTTCGACGGCTGCAGCCTGTCGCTGTGTGTTGGACCGATCGGAGGGGCTGTACGTGTAGCCCATCTGGACCGGAGGAGCGGGCTTCTTCGAGCCGCCACCGCCACCGCCGCACATCACCCACCCCCTGTTGCTGTTGGCGTCGTCGGAGCCGGAGCGGCCGGAGCACCGGACAGCTCGGACCCGTAGTTGGCCGTGTTCGTGTAGCCGAGCCGTTCGTATTCACCGGCCTGCCGCGCGACACTGTCCTGCTCGCCCCCGTAGACGAACTTGTTCGGCTGCACCGGAGGCGGCGGTTTCGTCGATCCTCCAC